TAGATCCTCATATACTGTGCCTGGATTTAGACCTGATACAATTGAATTAGGCACCGATGTCCAACCAACAACACAGAGTGTTTATCTTGGAGGTGGACAGGTACCACTATCACCAGGAAGCTCAGGATTCATCCATATGGGTATGGACCCAGCTGAGGCTCCACTTTCAGACTTTCACTATGAAGTGAAGGCTGAGAAGGCTGAGAAGCCACCACCCAAATTCAAACAGAAAGAGGAACGGCCAAAACGGCTAATTGATATAAATTGATAACAGGTGAAAGGAGGTACCAAGAAATGAGTAAGCATTCTGCTGCTCACGATGCTGAAATGATGGTTAACAATGTTAGCAAGGACAGGATGGAAGGGGTATTGTCTTGGAAGTATGCTCTACACGACTCCCTAGACGTACCAAGGGTCATTATATCTCTGATATATGATCCAGATTTTGACTTATGGTCAAGGGGCGTAGCAATCTGTAGCCCTTCTGATCAACCNNATGTAGAGAATGGATCAAGGTGGTCAATGTGCTATGCTGTTAAGGCATTGACTCTCAACAAGACACTCTTCCCGATTGAAAACGAGCATGCAATAAGCGTTCTTGATGATGTACAAGACAATGGCTTTGAGTTCCACTCATCTTTTAACCCAAGATTAACAAGGCTTGAACAGACGGTGGTATCCCATATATTACCATCATCTATCAACTAGGAGCAAACATGCTTTATGGAGGCATAGACCCAGGGAAAACCGGTGCCATAGCAATCATATCAGGTGATATGGAGATACATTTACTTGAAGATTGGGCGGGCGACGAAATACAGATGGCTAATGTACTTAGAAAGATGATGGGCATTAGCCCTAATCAATTCCGGTTCTCTATTGAAAAGGTCCATGCCATGAAGGGGCAGGGCGTGCGTAGCATGTTTACATTTGGAACGAACTACGGCATATGGAAGGGGATATTAGCAGCTTTCCAGATACCATTCACTGAGGTAGCACCTCAGACATGGCAAAAGGGCCTTATACACAAAGCGCAAGATAAGAAACCTTCGCTTGCTGCTGCTGGAAGGCTGTTCCCTTCAGCAGAATTATACGGCCCGAAAGGGGGTGGAAAAGACGGCAGGGCAGATGCACTTTTGATTGCGGAACATAGCAGAAGGACTTTTTCAAACAAGATTGAACGATCAGAAAGATGAATGCTGAAGCGAATCTGACAAGGGCGAAGAGGTGGAATGGTCAATATCCCGCCAACTTGATGCCCAGCGACAGCCCTTTGCTATTCAACCTGACAGCAATGCGTTAACTGATAGCTGGTAAGTTTAAGGGGTTTAGGCAACTAGACCCCTTATGAATATCAACTATAACATTGGAGGAGAAATGATTAGCTGTAGTAGGAAAGAATGTCTTGATGTATTGACTGGAGATGAAAACCTATTGATTGTAAGATCTTCATGGAAAAACATGTTCCATGTTATATACGAAGACATATACCATAACATAACAGATCATCAGTTGAGGCATGTAGATGATATTGAAAGAATGACTGTAGACTTATCAACTGATGAGAAATGGCTGGAGTTCAAGAGATGATTGATACAATAGATCAGATTGAAATAGAGAACTACCAAGGCCATAAAAAGAGCACCATGACTCTTCACCCTGGTGTTAACATCATTAAGGGTGATAACCATGCTGGTAAATCAGCAGCAATAAGGCCTATAAACTGGGTGATCAAAAATAGGCCTACATCTGACGGGTTTATATCAGACTTTGCTAACCCATCAGAAGATACCAGGTGTTCAATCAGCTTCACTGATGAAGAATGGGTATCAAGGTTCAAGAATCCCAAGAAGGGATCAAACGCATATTCTACATCCAGATCAGATGAGGATCTTGATTCAGTCAAGACGAATGTTCCTCAAGAGGTCAAAGATATACTCAGGATGGGTGAGGAGAATATACAGAGCCAGAGGGAGAGATACTTTTTCCTAGAGAGTACAGCTGGAGCAGTAGCAAGGAAATGGAATAGCATCGTAGGCTTAGAGATCATCGATGAAACAAGGAAAAGGATCAATACAATTATCACCGATTGTAATTCTGAGCTGAAGATTTCTAAGCGGAAAATCAAAGAGACAGAAGATGAACTTGAACAATACGCCTATGTTGCTGAGTGTGAAGATTTGGCTAATGAAGTCAACAGGCTTGATGATCAATATAATGATTTAAGAGTCAAAATCCTGAAAGTAGGGNNTATAGGCAACGCTATAATCATGGATAGAACAGCCATAACTGAGAATAATAGGTGGGTGGCACTACAACCACTTGTAGATGAGCTGAAAGCACTTGACTTGAAGCTTAAGGATGCTGTCTCAGAAAGCAGCTCAATAAGGGCCATATTCAGAGGCATAACTAATGAGAGAGAAGCGATTAAGACCAACTTGAAGTGGACAGCTCTATCATCTGATGTAGCAGGGGTAGTTGAGCTATCTGCCAAGGCTTCTGAGAGCCGTTCTAAGGCTGTTACGGTTAGGGGGGTATATAGGGGTATAGGTAAAGAGAGATTGTCTCTGCAGGAGGCTGCAGGTAGTTTTATTCGGCTAAGAACAAGGGAAACGGAACTACTTGAGGGCATCGAATTAGAAAGAAAGCGAATAAGAGCTGAAGAAAAGGCAAAAGCTGAGTTCTGTCAAGAGTGTGGTGCTGATAAAGAGCATTGGGATTTAGGGAGGTTGAATAGTGATTGATGAAATGAGGACTCATAAATGGATAGCAACCATAGCCGTATGCCTTCTTGGAGGGTACTGTATGTATCTGACTGGCGGCGATACAGGTGTTGGGTGGGCTATACTTGGAGTTTTTCTGATATGGGGATAAATGAAGCCAAGTGAAGCCAAAGTCTTAGAGAAAACAATGGGACTTGTATGGCCTTTTGGTAAGTTCAAGGGCATCAAGATTGAGGATATACCATCAAGCTATTTGAAGTGGGCGTCTACAGGAGTCAGCAACGATACATGGTCTACAGCAGCTGACATAATTTGGAATTACAGAGAGTCAATTGGAATACACTTTTAGGAGGTGATATGAGCAAGGCATTTTTTACAGCAGATGAGCACTATGGACATGAGAATATAATCAAGCACTGTTCTAGACCATTCGATGGAGTTGAGGAAATGGATAGGGAGTTAGTCAGAAGGCACAATGAAGTTGTAGGCAAAGGCGACATGGTCTACCATCTAGGAGACTTTGCTTTCAGGAATAGCAAGAAGAAATCAATATACATCAACCAGCTAAATGGGAAACACAAATTCATAATCGGGTCACACGATAAGGGGTCTGGTTGGCTACACAACCGACTAGAACTTGTCATAAAAGGCCAAAAGGTTGTGATGGATCACTACCCAATGAGAAGTTGGGGATGGTCATTCCATGGATCATGGCAATTACACGGCCATAGTCATGGTAGGGTCGAGCCTATAGGCAAGCAGCTTGATGTAGGCGTTGACACACATGACTTCTATCCTTGGGAGTGGGATGAGATAGTTGAATACATGAAGGATAGACCAGACAACATAGACTAGGAGGTCGAATGAAACTGCTACTGACAGGCGATTGGCATCTTACAAATAGAAGCCCAAAAAGCCGAACTGATGATTATGTCCGATCCCAGCAAGACAAGATAAAAGAGATCAACAGCATAGCATTCAAGCACTACATCGATATAATGCTTCAGCCTGGTGATCTATGTGATAAGCATGAGTATCCTGATAGCTTCAAGACTAGGTGGGTGAGATACTTAAGATACTGTCCAAACATACTGACTGTCCCTGGACAACATGATCTTAGATACCATACATCTCCAACAGACAACACGCCTTATGGTGTATTAGCAGAATTAGCCAACATGGAGATACTTGGCGTAAAGCCATCGAATCTTGAAGATAGAACCTTTGTCTACGGATCACCTTGGAATCAAGATATACCGGAGATTACAACTGAAGGCACAAACATCTTAGTCACTCACCGTATGGTATCAGTAGAACAGGAATGGCCTGGTCAGAAATTCGAGCAGCCAGGAGGCCTAGTCAGAAAGTATGATTTCGATCTAATTGTCAGCGGCGATAATCACAAATCATTTGATTTTGAGTATGATGGTAAGCGTCTAGTTAATTGTGGGAGCTTGATGAGAGCAAATATAGATCAAGCAGACCATCAGCCATGTGTATACATCTATGATACTGAGACTAGGGGGCTAGAGAAGATCTTGATTCCTGTTGAGCCTATTGAAGAAGTCATGGATTTAGAGGTTGCTGAAGAAGAGAAAGAAAAGAATGAAGAGCTATTGAAACTTGTAGCAACTTTGAAAGAGGGGGCAAAGATACAAGGACTTGACTTCAGAAAGAACATGTCTGATACAGTGACTGGTCTCAAAAGCGGTGGTAATATCAGCAATGAAGCATTGAAAATAGACAGGGAGGTGATGGGATGATAACATGCCCTGAATGTGATCCAAGGTTTACAGCGGTATGTGACTTCTGTAAACATTTTGATTTCAACGGAGAAGACCGGGGTGGAAAGCACGGAACTATTTATGTTGATAAGGGCTATTGCAATTTCCACAAAAGGCGCACTGATCCTGAAAAAGGTTGTTCAGATTTCCATTGTGAATGGGCAGATAAGGGGGTGAAATGACAGATATGGACAATGAGTTAGCTGAAATTCAGCTAAAGATCAAAGAGGCAGAGACAAGCACAGCCCAATCAGAGGGTGCTATAACAGCCCATTTGAAAAGGTTAAAGGATGAGTTTGGGCTATCAGAGGATGAGATTGAGGACTACATAGCAGCCAAAGAGGTTGAGGCTGAAGGCTTTGAGGCTGATAGAGACAGCAAGTTCAAGATATTACAGGAAAAGTGCCCATGGTAGAATTCAATAGGCATAGCCTTGACTCAATTATGAGCAACCTGTCA